GGCGTCCCTACGGGGATTCGAACCCCGGTTACCGCCGTGAAAGGGCGATGTCCCAGAGTGCGAATTTTATACAATATTTTTGTAAAGTTATGTTAACGTGGGCAGGTGTTTTAGCACGTGATGTAAATTTTCAGGGGCTAAATGTGAATATCTTTGCGTTATTCGAATATCAGAATGACCCAAGAGTGTCGAAACATGATAAAGCGGAACGCCTTGTTTAACTAGAAAGCTTGCAAATGTATGTCTTAAATCGTGAATTCTCACATATCCCAAATCCGTTCTTTTTAATGCCATTTCAAATCCACGTCTAAAACTCTTTATATGTTTGTCGGTGCGGTCACTATAAAAGACATAATGCTTATGTCGTTTCAGCCTAAGAAATGCATCTATAGATACACTATTCAAAGGCTTATAAATTGTTTTTCTATTTTTGCTCAATGAGTTCCGAACAATAAAATAACGATCATGGAGAAATACATTGTTCCAAGTTAAAGTAGTCAATTCAGAAGCACGACAACCAGTATTCAGCGCAAGCACAACGAAATCATGTAGCATTTGATTGTTATGTTTTAAGGTTGCACTTAATAGCTGGTGACATTCGACAGCCGTTAAATAACGTGGAATAAAATCATCTTCAAACAATCGAAAACGGTTAAATACATTCTTAAAATTTGCAGTCTGGTTATATTGTAGATAATAGTTAAAAGCCGATTTAATCACATTCAATTCACGATTTATTGTACTGTTTTTAACACCCGATAATTGTCTAATGACGCAATAATCTGTCAGGACGTCTATTGTTATTTCATCATAGTTATAAAACCATTCGAGATGTTTAATTTTCTCATCATATGTATGTTTTGATTGAAACAGACCGTTTTTAGAATAGAAGTCTAGTATTTCTTTTACATTCATTTTTTAACCCATAGTAAAAAGTCGCTTCGCTCGGTTAATCTCTCATAGAACAGAGGGGAGTAGGTAATCAGGGGGGGGAATGGGGCGGATACTTCGATTCGTGGGCAAGACTGCCCACTCTAGCCCCGCAGACGCGGGGTGACATGCGAGGGAACAGGGGCGCACTCTGTGACATAGAGATAAATACACTTTGTTAGTGCATTTATGGAAAATCAGAGATTTTCCGAGCCGAGAATTTAATGCAGAAAAACCGTTCATCATAAAAAACTTGACAAAACGCTATTGGCACATGTTTTGCTTGTGCATGTTTTTTAATCATGTTGCGACATTGTTTGACGCATATGTTTCAGTTTTTTGATTGAAATTCTCATTTTGTGTATTTTGGTGTGTTTTTGAATAGTCAAAGGGGCGGAAACCTTGCATATATCGCTTACAGTCAGCTTGTGAGACATCGGGCATATAGTTACCTTGTTGATCCAGAGCAATGAGCTTGCCTGAAGCAAGCGTCATACAGCCCGAAAGTCGAGGATAATCATTAAGGGCTATAGTATAGTGATCGGGTAATTTTGTGTCGTATGGTTTGGTTGGATTGTATGTGATCTGAACCGTATCGGTAGTTCCAGCAGAACCACCGCCTTGAGTCAATTTATTGAACCATTCAACGCATTCAGATTTTTCTACATTGATTGCTTTTCTACATTCAGTGTTAGCATCAAAATTAGTTTTGACGTTAGGATCAGGAGTAGGGACGTTTGAGGTTTGTGATGTGGAAGTTTGTTGTTTAACTTCCATTTTCTTTTCATCACTTCCAAAAAAATGACCCAAAAAACCTGAACCGCCTGAAACACCGTAGAAAAATATTGATATTGCAACCAAAATAAAAAAACCAAATACATAAAGCCCAGCAGGGGTACGTTTTTTACTTGTATCAATAGAGGTTGATTTATATAGCTTAAATATTGAATCTTTAGGTTTAAATGTGAATTTAGATTCACAGTTCAATTTATTAATTAAAGTATTAGGGTACTGTCTTAATGAACCATATTGATAAACCTTTGGAGTTCTCCAGTAAGGACGTGTGATATGTAAATGGCAAGAAATCAGTTCTTTAATGGTTGGATGTAAATATGTTGCACTTTGTGTAATAAACCAAAAATCAAAACCTCTATGCCTGTGAATTGTCAATTCTTGAACAATATCATCGTTTTTATTTTTGTTGTCATTGTATGGAGGTACAAGCTGCACTTCATCTATAGCGAATATTGAACCATCAGGGCATGTTCTCCAGTCAATAACTAAAGCACGTACATAGTCAATCTTTAGAGCTTTGATATTTGAATATATTGTTCTAACAGCATAAAAAGGTTGTAAATCGTGTTTCTCACCACGTTCATTAAGTCGTTCAATAGTTTCATTAAATCGAACAACACGAACATAGTAATCGTCAGGACGTAAGTCATCAAAAAGTTGCCCAAGCATGTCGTAATAATTATCTTCAAGAATAACAAGGACTGTTTTTAATTCATGACCAGAGCCTTGTTCTTCCTCTACATATGAGAAATCATCTTTAAATTTTTCAATATATTGCTTGTTGTGTTTGTAGACCTCAATATTTCGAACAAGGTTAATTTTATTTTTCCTTTCTTGTTCATCTAATTGTGTAACGACATAAGCCGTTTTTGATGCGCCTGGAACACCTGTTACAGCATTAAGCATTTTTATTCTCCTTAGCACTATTTTGCGCACTCGTTCGCGTCGAAGCTCCTTGTCCTCGTGCGCTATTTACGTGCTAAATAAAGTTTTGCGGTATTTTGTACATAACGAGCAGCAATAGCGCCTAAGACAATACTAAAAGCAACATCGAACCCAGCTACACCAGCCAACTGTAAAAGTGAAGAAGAAACAGCACCTAATGAACTTTTAAATTGATCTATAGCCGTATTTAAAGCCGTCAGAATTGCGCCACCAGTTGCTAATGTTAAGCCAGCCCCAGTCAAAGCATTTTTTAAAAAACCTTTTTGTAAACTTGAAAAAATTGTTGAAAGACTAGCCATTTTCACGAACTCCACTGACAATCAGAACAGCAGAGAATGAAGCCATCGCAATGACAATCGGCTTAATAAAAGTCGAGATGACATCGCACCATGGAGAAAAATTCATTTCCCATTTTTGGGTTATGCCGTGATAACTAAAATCAGCAAGAGTAATTGGAGCAGGGCATTGGTTTGAGAAAGAAATTGTCGTGTCTGTAATATCAGTAACGTTAGTGGGATCAATATCTATATTTGTATCTGTATTCGTTTCTTGTGAAAAGAATTCAGATATAGAAGTAACAGCAGATTCATAACGTGATTTAGCCCATGTCCATGATTCACTAATTGAAGTTGTCGCAGAATCCCACCAATTTGTTAATGTGATAGGCAAAGCTATAACCTCTTTAGCCGCTTGACAGACAGATGGTGCCCAGTCACAAAAAATTGGAAAATCCAAACTAATATCCATTGGAGGAACTGAGGTTGCTGGAGAACTGGAGGGATTAGCTGTGTCATCTTTTGGAACAGCATCACCCTGAGCAGTCTGGTCGGTTGGAATAGATTGCGTATTTTCTAATTGTTGTACAATCGGTCGAGCTTTTACATTATCGTTTTCAGCTTCGTTAATAATATCCGCAGCAGCAGCAGCAGCAGTTGTGGCAACTTGTGCATTTGTGTCGCCTGCTTCGGCATTGGAAATGACTTTTTGAGCAACAACATCTAGAGGAAGTGTTTTTTCTCTATCATCTTCAGCAGTAGGATCATAAGCAGGATTTGCTACACGATAACCAATTTGACCAAAAGACCCACCTGGACTATAAGTGTAAATATTATTACCATTCAAAGAACAACCGTAACCGCTTGGTAAAGGGGGGATATTTCTACCAGCCCAGCCACCAGCTTTAAAAGCTAAAATACAAGCTTCATTAATTGAAGAAACTTTTTTATTAGCACCCCATAAATTATAAATATAGTAATATTGCAGAGCTGGCGAATCTGGGTCGATAGGTGCATTGGGATCAATATATGTTATTTGATTATTGGCAGGGTCGAGTACCCAATCAACAGCACCGAGCAATTGTTGAACGGCAACAGACAAAGCATAACCAGCAGCTCCACGAGCTAAGACTTTAGCAACTTGGCTTGCGTTCGGGGTGATTTTTGCTGTACCCGTGGCAATCTTTTTAGCACCGTTTAATATAACTTCCTTAGAGCCTGTCAGAATTGTTGAAGCACCTTGAGCAACTGTATTTGTAATTGTCCAAGCACCAAAGCCAGCAGCTTGAGTATTAAAAGGCATCATATAAACGCTAAAAATTAATAACAGCGTTATAAATTTTTTATAATTAGCCATACAGCCCCCAGTAGTATTAAAATTGGTATCCAATTTAAAACGCTTGCCTCTTCCATATTTCCCCCTAAAAGCTAAGCCCCCGAAGGGGCTTATGAATTACGCTGAATTCGCGCCACGTTTTAAGTAACGCCATCCAGCAAAGATACCGAGAATGATTAGACCAGCACCGAATAGAGCAATGACTGTTGCTTTTGAGCCGTCGATTTCAGCAGTTAAGCCAGTAGCATCAATTGATGAAGCAGCATGTACAGATGGAGCAAGAGCTAAAGCACCACCTACAGTCGCACCTAGGCCATAAGTTGAAACGTTACGTAGAGTTAAAACACCACGCTTTTCTTGTACTGCAAGTTGATTGTTTTGCATTTGAGTTACCTCTCTTAGTTAAAGTAATTTCACCGCTTTAGCGATGATCACGAATCCAACAAAAAGACCCGCTACAGTTAGTAGACTTCCCCCAATCTCTATCATCTGTGACTTAGTGATAGCCAAAGTTGATAAATAACTGAATTCACCCCACTGGAGACACGTGAGGACACCATTAACGTCAGGTTCAGATAATTGGTCACATACGTATCTCATTTTTTAAAATCCTATTTAAGACCGTAAGGTCTGCAACATCCCAGCAGTAACGGCACGTTTGTACTCTGTCATGTATTCACGCATGAACTCATTCGAATTTTCGAGCAACGCAATGATCTCTGGTGAGAGTGGAATGTCTTGTGTATATTTGCCAAATGCGAACCCTTTAGCCCAAGCTGCATCTAACACTTTTTCTAGTTGAGGATTCGCCATTAATAATGTCCTTATTTAGATGCAGGAGCAGGAGCTAAAGGCGTAACATTGTGAACAACTTGTGTTAGGCGTGAACCTGTCGTAACAACTTCAAATTCAATTTTGGCCTTAATTGGAAAATCCAAATCCTGAAGTTTTTTACAGTTGTCAGAAGAACCCCATTTGTATTGGACCGTTTCAGCACCAAAGCCAACACCTTCAGCGAAATCAGTCATCACTGAAATTTTTGTAAAATTGTGGTTAGTACCATCAATAGTGCTATTGAAAGCTTTAACGCCAGTAATCACACATTCATTAGTAAACTTCATTTTAGTTTTCCTTAAATAGCCTAAGTAATAGAACCTTGTCCCTAAGCAGGCATAGCAGAGGGGGGCATTGAATTCGAGTAATCCAGATAAAACGGTTCGAGCCGTTTTGGATATTCATCAACTTCATGAGTCAAAATGTCCAAAACAATGCTGTCGTCTTGATAAAAATCACGTATTGCTGCAATGTATTTGCCGAATTGATGTTGTGTAATGCTTATCGCTTTATCCCAAACAATTTTTGCTGTCTTTTTAATGACTTCCAGCTTCACAGGTTGCTGTGAATAATCAAGGGCATGAAAGCAGGGATAGGCAGCTACAAAATGCTGGGAAGCATTGAGCATTGCATCAAGTGGGATATAGCAATTCTTGGCTTTATATTCGACTTCAGCACGCATCCATTTAGAGTCTGTTTGTCCGAATTGTTTACCCTTTTCATAGATACGTGCGTATTTTGATGATTTACGTGTGCCAATGTAGGCAGTTGATCCTGAACCATCAGGCGTCCAGTAATCACCAATAATGTTAAATTTAGGTGGGCGACCACCTGATTTATAACCGCCTAGATCGAATTGTTCTTTAGCCCAATGGATTGAGATATTGTCAGATTCAAAGTCATCATGGGCCAAGTCTATACGTGTGATTTTAGGACGGTGAGCAAATAATCTTAGCCAAGCATGTAAATCATCTTCCCAGCCGTAATTGCCTAAAGTACAGCCCAAGCCATTGATCATGACTAGGATTGTGTCATTTTGACCGCCTACACAGATATGGCCGCAGCCATTTTCGAGCTTGTAAGTCTCTTCATAGTAGTTAATGCCTTTAGGCATTTTTGACTCTATGCCAAAGCCGAAAATATCTTTTAGGACTTTGCCCATAGCGTAGGCATAGTCTGAATTGGTAAACAGGGTATCTATTGGAAAACCGCATTGGTTTTCTATTGTGTTGTAAACCTTGAGTTTTTCCCGCTTTACATTGTCAAAAGTGGTTTTATGGATTGAAAAATTAATCCAGTCGGTAACCGCTATTTGTCCAGATGCAGGGCGACGGATGAGTTGATAAACCGCATCACCTTTTTCATTGATCACCATGACCGTATCGAGCAGGGGATAATCTCTATATCCATCGTGGAGTACGTTTAGAACCTGTTTTATTTCGGCATTGAATTGAGCCGTTAGTTTTTGCTTCTGGTCCTCGTCCCCATCTTCGCCCTCTATTGTTTCGGAAACGATGTTTTCGATTTGGGACTTTCTGATTTGGCTTAGGAGTTGGTTGGCTATCGCTAACTTTTCCCCCGTATTACTAAGGGGGTCGGGCATCACCTGATCAAATAGCTTTCCCCACAGTGGAAATGTGGATAAAGGTTGATTCGTGTTCTTGAATAGTGGAAATGCCGTGTTGAGTGTCGGTAATCCGAGGTTGCTGTGAATGCTATTTCTTGACATGGTTCAGCCCCCGTATTGCTGACATTCTTTATTGTGATCATCAAGATCATCAATAAAAGCTGTAATTGATGTTGTTTCTAATTCTTGTAGAACAATTTCTTCAATGGTGCACAGGACTGCCAAGATGTCATCGCATGAGTTGCCATCCATGATGTAGCCTTTCCCCTGGTTGTATAGGAAACTGGCTATTTGCTCGTAGCATTTGATTTCTTGTTCAGTCATGACTTAGCCCTCAAAATCTGCTAATTCTTTGGGAAATGTAGCAACGAGCTTGTCGAGCAGATCACCAGCGCCTTTCTCAAAATTAAAAGAAGCCGTGTCGAGAATACGAGCAAGATTCAATAATTCTTCTTTGGTCAATTCAGGCTTGTAGGTCGTTTCAGTACAAGTATTCATTTACAATACTCCTTTTAATAAAGGGGAAGTTTTGATGACTTGGGTAATTGTTTTAATCGTTATATTCGCAATCGTTGGCATAGTTCTAGGCAGTGCAAACAAAGGCAAAAAAGGAGGGAAGCGCAACCCAATCAAAGGCAAGCGCATCATTACAATGAATGAACAGCCAACATTTTTAAGATTGAGAGAGGCATTACCTGAACACATTGTGTTGGCACAAGTTGCATTTAGTGCATTTATGACAGCAAGCGGATATGCAACACGTAATCTATTCAATCGAAAAGTGGCTGATTTTGTTGTGTTAGATAAGCAATTCAACATTGTTGCCATTGTTGAACTAGATGATTCATCACACAAAGGTAAAGAGGATAAAGATGCTGATAGAGACGCTTTAGTTGCAGAAGCAGGTTTTCGAGTGATTCGATATAAGCGAACACCTGATCTGGAACAAGTAAGGGCTGACTTCAACATTTAAACCTCCAGAGGCTTGGCTAACACCAAGCCTTTTATTTTTTTTAAACCTTACATTTTTGTAAAGTGGTATGTAAAAAAAACCTGATATATTTGTAAAGTGAAAGTAGCTTACATTTATGTAAATTTCAAGGGGTGAGAAAATGCTCAAAGACCTAATCGAATTGAACAAAGTACGCTTTGGAAGCTATGAAAAATTAGCTGAAAGACTGGATATTGATCCAACAGTAATATGCAACTGGAAAGCAGGCAGAAGAAAACCAAACCATTTGCAAATAATGCAAATGGCTGATTTCATTGGGTATGACAAGTTCCATGTACTATGTCTAGTAATGGAAGAGATCGATTCTAAAAATGCCGACCTTTGGAAAATTT